CGCCGCCGCCTCCTACATATTATGCCTTTAATTTAGGATATAGTGCTGGAGACTCGAATGCTGCTTGTATTGCTGGCACGAATCCGGTTTATAGTACTTGTATATCATTATCAAGTGGTTGTATATTAAAAACTTCTCCAAATGGTGATATAAATGTTGCAAATGGATATTATTCAGATGGTACATCGGTTTATTATGTTGAGACAAGAGGATTCATACAAACGGTGACTGCTTGTAGCGTGGCACCACCACCACCGCCACCTCCACCTCCTCCACCACCACCATCGTGGACAGAAGTTCAATTGGCAGTCGGTACTGGCGGTGGCGGCGGAACTGCATGTGCAAGAGCTCAAACCGGAAGAACTCTTACATTTTGGATCAACGCTGCTGATTTTGCAAGTGCTACGGCAATGTCCGATACATCTGATGGAAGCGGTGTAGTGGATAATGGATTTTATTCTGATGGAAATGTTGTAAGACAATCTACAAATAATTCTTTAGGAGGAGTTACAAATTGTGATATAAACTAGTATAATACAATAATGAATACATTTATATCAATAACTGAAAATTATTTACCAATATTTGAATTTGAAAAATATTTAAATTTTTCAAAAGAAACAAAAGAGTGGGGTCAGCGAAATACTACCAATGTTTGGATAGGTAGAGTGATATATCAGAATTCAATTGATAATTTTAATTATTTAAAAAATATAGAAATTAAAATAAAAAAAGATTTTGAATTGAATTCTGATATATATCCTGATTATTTAGGCATTGTAAAATGGGAAAATGGTGATTATCAACATCCACATGCCGATGGGCAAAATGAAAATGGAGAGCACCCATATTATTGGAGAGACTTCGGATGTGTTTTTTATTTAAATGATAATTATGAAGGAGGAGAAATATATTTTCCACAACAAAACATTGAAATAAAACCGAAAGCAAATACTTTGGTATTTTTTCCTGGTACATTAGAATATCTGCATGGAGTTAAACCTATTATAAGTGGAATTCGTTATACCTTAACATCTTTTTGGACTTTTAATGAACAATATAAAATGAATGGTTATGATAGTAGTACCAAACAATAAATTAGTAACTATACCTGAAAATAATGATTTTATTAAATCTAATGAATTAATAATAGAATCATTAAAAGGTAAATTTAAACGTGATTGGTTTATAAAACATGCATATTTTTGTTTACCATTGGTTATCGGAAATCAGTATGGGTTTGGTATAAAATCATTAAAAACTTTTAAGGCAATATGGAATGGTGGGGATTCTCCATCCGATACCACTGTTGAAATTTTAGAAGAAGATGTTAATAAAAATTATCAATCAATATCTTCTCACTTTGGAATGGGTACAATTACAATTCAAAATAGATTTACATTTAGAACACCGCCTGGTGTGAATCTTATGACAATAAACCCACCAAATCAATTTATTGATGGGGTACATCATATGACCGGAGTTGTTGAAACGGATAATCTTAGAAGAGATTTTACCTTCAATTTAAAAATAACAAGGCCTAATATCGAAATTACTATAAATAAAGGTGATTACATAGGATGTGTATTGCCTATACCTAGACATTTTGTTGATGAGTTTGAATTGGTAAATGGGTATGATATTTTTACAAAAGAAGAAATAGAAGAAGAACAAACAGCAATGCGTGACTTTGGAATAGAGCGTGCAACCAAAGATATACATAAACCAAATGGTAATGGTAGAAGATATTTTAAGGGAGAAGATGTATATGGTTGTCCATTTTCAGACCATCAAAATAAGTTATGATAGTATTGGTTACAACATCCGCCGGAAATCAAATCATCGGCGGAGGAGATATATGGGTAAATAATTTTATTAAAGAAGTAGTTCCTACTCTTTCACATAAAGTTCATCTTATAATTGATAATAAGAGAAGTTCTAATCATATAGAATCTTCTATAACTATTCCACATACTTTTCGATTAGAGAACCCAAAAAAGACAGAAGAAATTTTAGATAAATGTGATAGGATTATTTTTCTACATCCTCCGTATTCACATAGGGAATATCTTATGGAATATCAAAGTAAATGGGATACCGTATTTATCCAGGCATATGCAAAAGATATAACTGATAGTGGAACTGATTTTAAAATGTATCCAACTAAAATAGAATTGAGTTGGCAAAATCTTTTACTTAGAAAATGTAAAAATAGGGTGTGGATAGGATTAAATGATTCTCCTTTATTGAAAGATTTTGATTGTATTACTATACCAAATTATTATACATTTACCGAAGAAAGAACTTTAATAGAAGAATGTTCCGAAGTAATTGGATATGCAGCTAGATTTGAATCTCGTAAAAATCCTCATTGGTTATCAAATCACTCTGCTAAAGTTCTGACCCACAAATATGATTATTATAACATATCAGAAATGTATAACTTTAAAAGATGTAAGTTTTATGAGTTTGATATGAATATACATCGTAATTGGTTTGTGGATAAAAGTTGGCAAATATTCCACGGAGCATATAAAAATGAACCATTTGGATATTCTATATTTGATGCGGTTAATTATGGAAAGTTACCTATATTACATAAAGAATGGGGGATAGACTGTAATTATGAATATAGGGTTGAAAATAAGGAAGATTTTGATGATTTAATTAAAGAATTAATAGAAACTTCTTACAAGCAAAAATTGAAAGAATTTACTAAGCTAAAAGAGTATCTAAAACAATTCGATAACAAAAATAAATGGGTAGAAAAAGTTGGAAATATTATAAATAATTCGTAATTTTATAGATTAGGATAATTATAATTAATAGATGTTACAAGACTTAAACTACATAAAAAAATACCTCACTAATAATTTAGAGTTTGATTATAGAGGTGAGGAAGAAATCAATTCCGTACCATATCGTTGGTCTCACGGAGCTACTGATACACATTTAGGAGATGGTTTAATTATCTACTCTCTCATTCAATATATGAGAGCCAAAGTATGTGTTTGTTTGGGTAGTGGAGGTGGGTTCATTCCTCGTATAATGACACAAGCCCGATATGATTTACATAAACAAAATATATTCGAAGGTAATTCCGATTTTAATTATGGTGATATTGGTTCAACATATGTAGTCGATGCAATGAATGGTGTTGGGGGTATCGTTGATTGGTTTGCAGAGGAATCTTTTTTTAGAAGAACATTTCATCCACGAATTATTAATTCAACTACTGAAGAGGCATTTTATGATTTTTTTGTGTTACAAGATATCAAAATAGATTATCTACACATCGATGCCGGTCATTCTTATGAAAATGTAAAAGAAGATTTTGAATTATACTCTCAAATTATGAGTGAGAATGGTATTATTTCAATGCACGATACTGACCCGAAGTATCACGATAAATTTATTGTAACACAAGAAGTTAAAGATAGAGGAGAGCATGATGATTGGAGTGGGCCTATACAATTAGTAAAAGAAATTGATAATGATAAATGGGAAATTTTTAACCTTTTTAATCATGGTATTGTAAAAAATAAACCATCATCAACGGGTCTTACTTTAATTAGAAGAAAATGAAAATATTAGTTACCGGTGGTTGTGGATTTATTGGGTATGCACTTTCTAAACGATTATTAGAAGAGGGTAATGAAGTTGATATAATCGATAATCTATATATTGGTAAAGAAGCTAAAATTCCAGATGGTGCTAAATTTTTAGGAGGAGATGTTAGGGCAATGGTAAACATTGAAGATAAAAGTTATGATTACATTTATCATTTGGCAGCTTTTAGTAGAGTAGAATTATCCTATCAGTATAAAGATTTAACCTTTTCGGTAAATGTAGATGGAACAAAACAAATATTGGATTATGCATTAAGAAATAATTCTAAAATAATATTTGTAAGTTCATCATCAATTCATCATTCCATATCACCCTATTCATCTTCAAAACGAATAGGAGAAGAGTTGTGTAATTTTTATAGAAATGGATTGGGGTTAGATGTAACTATTGTTAGATTGTATAATGTATATGGGCCAGGTGAATTAGTAGATTCTCATATGGCAGCAGTAATAGGAAAATGGAGAAGGAATGTAAGAGATGGAAAAGAAATAGAAATAAATTTATTCGGTCATTGTCATAGAGCATTTACTCATATTGAAGATGTGGTAGATGGATTAATAAAACTACATAAAACTGAATTAAAAAATTTATCAGGATGGGAAATGGGAAACATTATCACTTATAGTATAAATGATTTATACAAAATGTTCGAAGAACGATTTGGTGATTTAAAAATAAAATACATCGATTCCACCAATGGTAATTACAGATTGGGAACCAGAAAAGATAATGATGTTGAAAAATTAGATTGGTATCCAAAAGATAGATTGAAGGAATATATAAAAAATTTATGAAACCAAAATTAGTTACAGTAACCGGTTATAGAACGAATACTTTACGACAAATGTTAAATCATTATAAAGATGATGTAAGTGAAATACATTTGGTTAATTATTATTCAATAGATGCTGATAATAAAAATGCATTTGATGAAGTAAAAGAAATAGCTAAAGAATTTGGATGTGTGTACTATGAACGAACTGAAAAAGTTTTTAATTGGGAAGCCGTAACTAAATTTTATAACGAAATAAAAAACTTATATCCTAATGATTGGTGGATTGTAGCGGATGATGATGAATTACAATTATATTGGGATGATATTAGTTCAATTATAGAAGAGTGTGAGCATAATGGATGGGAATTTGTAACAGGTGGGTTTATAGATAAAATTGGAGAAGGAGGAGAATTTCCATTTGTAGATGAAAATACAGATTTATGGGAAGCGTTTCCTATTAGTTCTTTTTTTAGATACCCTTTAAGTAAAGCTTGCCCAAATAAAGTTACAATGATGAAGGGTAAAATTGAACTTACTCCTGGACAACATTATGTAAAAATAGATGAACAAACGAGTTGGAGATGGCAAGGATGGAATCACCCACTTAGATATCCTATTCAAAAGGGATTTACTCAAGTTCATCATTTTAAATGGGATAGTACTTGTGTAGATAGAATAAAAGAAGTTGCTAAAATAGGTGAACATTATTCGTTTTCAGATGAATACCATCTGATGTATAAACAATTAGAAAAAAATAATTTTAAGATAAATTTAAAAGATTTTACCGAATGGACTTGGAAATCTGAAAAAACATTCGTATCTTTCGGTAATTGGAATAAACTAACCAAACAAATAGTTTCAGTATAATGACAGGTGCAAAAATAGCAATAATAGTTCCGTATAGAGATAGAAGGGAGCAGTTAGATACCTTTGTTCCACATATGACCGAATTCTTTAAGAATAAGGATGTGGATTATGAAATCTTTATTATAGAACAAGCTGATGATAAACCATTTAATTATGGTAAGTTATGTAATATTGGGTTCTCTTTATTTAAAGAAGGATTCGATTATTTTTGTTTTCATGATATTGATATGTTACCGGTGAGCGATGATTGTGATTATAATTACATTCACATTGGTGGGTATCCGATTCATATGGCAACAAAGGTATCGGCACACACATTTAAACTTCCATATTTAGAATATTTTGGAGGAGTGGTAATGTTCTCTAAAGAAGATTTTGAAGCCGTTAATGGATATTCTAATGAATATTATGGATGGGGGTTTGCTGATTTAGATTTACTTCATAGATGTAGAATTAATGATATAGAGTTGGATGAAGAAATTGTTTTTCCTCGCATAGACTCGTATTACGAATTTGAAAAAATAAAAATCACCGATAAAAAATATTCGGAGAATGTAAAGTATATTGATTTCAAAGATAATGATTTATATTTAAAGATATTTCCAAATAATCAGATAAAAGATTTAACAAAAGATAGCTTTAGTGTATCTCTTTGGTTTAATAAGGATGAGATTGCTAAAGAAGAAGAATATTTAGTAAGTTGGCCTGGATTCAATACCGGTATATCTTTACAAAACGATGGAACGATTAGAGTGAATGTTTATGATAATGATAGACAATATTGTTTTGCATATAAAAGATATGAATTAGGTGTTTGGAATCATGTTGCAATGGTAGTTGATTACAATAAAGAGGTAGTTGAATTATATCTTAATAGTGTAAAAGTTCCATATACAGGTGACCAACAACCATACATCGTTACTCCTTTAATTGATTATAGTTATCAACCAATTTATATAGGATGCGCAAGTTTAAATTCTTCACCATATAAAGGTAAACTTTCCAATCTTTTAATGTTTGATTATGTGTTGGAGCAAAGAGAAGTTGATAACATTTATTTAGAGGGGTATAATGGAAAAAAACAAAACACAGATTTAGAACCTGTTCTCAATATAAATTTTAATAAAATTTATCATGATTTTATTTTAGATTCTTCTATTACTATGAATCATGTAAAAATGCATTCATTGGATTTTACCGAATATTCTAAATTTATTAAAACCGATGTAATAGAAAAAACTTCTAAACTTTCAGTTCCATCTAGAATTATGGGTAAATATCAATCCTTAATTCACGATGATGATGATAAAATAACTGAAAAGTTTTATAGTTGGGATCCAGATATCGTTCAAAACTCACAAATCTATTTTGATGAAGTTTTAACTGGAAAAGTTGATACAAAGAAAATAGGTTTAAATTATTTAAATTACAAAATCTTATCGGAAGAAGAAATAAATGAAAAAACAAAATGGATAAAAGTAGTTCTATAATAAAACAAATTATCAACAATAAGCAAATTGTTGAAAAAGCGGAAAAAATTGCAGAAATATTAGAATCGTTTGAAGATAATAAAACGATTGATAATTTTTCATATATGATGCCGATTATCTATTCTTCTTTAGAATTAATGAGAGGTTATTATGGTGGAACTCAATCACCATTTCCAACAGGATTTTTCAAAAAAAGAACACAAAATAAATTAAAAAACAAATAAAATGGCTACATCAAAGAAACAAGAAACTTCAAACGTTGATATTGAAGAAAGAGCAGTTAGAGCATTTGAAAAGATTGGAACATCATTAGAAAACATTCAGGATTGGATGTATGAGTTGGATACGAAAGGTTGGTCTGAAAGAATGGAATGGTATCTAAATGAATTCTATATGATTGCTAAAGCAAAAACAATCGGAAACACAGGAAGACCTGATAAATCAAACGAAAGACCTCAATAATAGTTTATGGCAGATCAAAAAACATTGGAAGAAAGACAAGTAAGAGCATTAGAAGATATTGCTTCTTCACTTAGAGATTTAAACGATTGGATGTTTGAAATCGATAAATCAGCTTGGGGAACAAGAGTTGAATGGTACTTACATGAATTTCACACTATTTTAAAAGCTAAAAATTTAGGAAGCGTATCTAGACCAATGAGAGATACCGAAAGACCTAATACTGATGAAAGACCTTAACAAAAAAGAAAAACAAAAAAAATTAGCTGTTATAGTTCCTTATAGAAATAGGGAATCACATCTTAATGTCTTTATTCCATATTTGGAAGAGTATCTTAAATCAAAAAACATACCATTTGAAATATTAGTAATTGAGCAAAAAGATAATAAACCTTTTAATAGAGGGAAATTATTAAATGTTGGTTATAAAGAAAGTGGTAATGAATTCGATTATTTTTGTTTTCATGATGTTGATATGTTACCTATTAAGGTTGATTATTCATATTGTGATAGACCTACACACTTAGCTAATAAAGTTGATGGTGAAGAAAGTTTTTACAACTATTTTGGTGGGGTGACCATTGTTAATAAATTAGATTTCAAAATAATCAATGGGTATTCGAATGAGTATTGGGGATGGGGGTTTGAAGATGATGATTTACTTCAAAGATGTGTCCAATGTAATTTAAGTTTGGATACTAGAACATTTGGAATTCAAAATGATGAGTATAATTTAAATTATTTTTATTTCAATGGTATAGATTCATTCATCAGTATTCCATTTGAAAATTTTAAACCTATATTTGAAGATGAGTTTTCTATTTCAGTAAAATTCAAACCAGATGATTTAGTTAATGATTTAAATAGAGATTATG